TCTGCTGTTCGAGGTGGATCATACAACGTAATATTCCTTGATGAGTTTGCGTTTATTCCAAATCATATTGCAGATGATTTCTTTGCGTCTGTATATCCCACAATTTCATCTGGTCAAAAATCTAAAGTTATAATAGTATCTACTCCACGAGGTATGAATCATTTCTACCGTATGTGGCACGATGCAGAAAGGGGAAAAAATGAATATAAACCAACTGATGTTCACTGGTCTGAAGTACCAGGTCGTGATGAAGCATGGAAGGAGCAAACAATTGCAAACACATCTGAACAGCAATTCAAGGTTGAGTTTGAATGTGAATTTCTTGGATCTGTTAATACATTAATCAACCCATCTAAGTTAAAAAATTTAGTTTATGAGAATCCAATTCAAAAAAATGCAGGATTAGATGTATATGAAGTTCCCATAAAAGACCATAATTACTTGATTACAGTTGACGTTGCTCGTGGATTAGGTAATGATTACTCTGCATTCATAGTTTTTGATATTACTAACTTTCCTTACAAAGCAGTTGCAAAATATCGAAACAATGAAATCAAACCAATGTTATTTCCAAGTATAATTGATGATATTGGTAAAGCGTACAATAAAGCATTCATATTATGTGAAGTAAATGACATAGGAGATCAAGTTGCATCCATACTTAATTACGATTTAGAATATGATAATTTACTAATGTGTTCTCAAAGAGGTCGTGCAGGTCAGGTTGTTGGTGCTGGATTTAGTGGCAAGAGGTCACAATTAGGTGTAAGAACTACACAGGCAGTGAAAAAGTTAGGTTGTTCAAATCTTAAAACTCTACTAGAAGATGATAAAATACTTATAATTGACTATGATATTATATCTGAATTAACTACTTTCTCACAAAAACATAACTCATTTGAAGCAGAAGAGGGATGTAATGATGACTTAGCAATGTGCTTAGTCATATTTGCTTGGTTAGTTGCACAGGATTATTTCAAAGAAATGACTGATAATGATGTCAGAAAGAGAATATACGAAGAACAGAAAAATCAGATAGAGCAGGATATGGCACCTTTTGGTTTTATGTCTGATGGTTTAGATGATGAAAGTTTTGTTGATAGAGATGGAGATTTATGGAAAGTTGATGAGTATGGTGATAGATCTTATATGTGGGATTATATGTAATGGAATTAACAGCAAGCAATGTAATTAAATCATTATCTGAGATTGCTCCTTATATTGAGGCAGATGGTGGATTTGTAGAGTTTGTAGAAATAGAAGAGGAAACAAAGTTTGTAAAAGTTAGATTAGGTGGTGCTTGTACAAGTTGTGCAATGAGTGCTATGACTTTAAAACAGGGTATACAGAATAAGATATTTCAAGATATTCCAGATTGTAATGGAGTAATTCAAGTTCTGTAATGGATTTTGATGAACAATTAGAAGAAAGTCATTTTGTATTTACAGAAAGGAAGTGTCGTGTTTGTGGTAAAACTAAAGATTTGATAGATGGATTTTACTTAATAAGAAAGAATAAAAGTATTCAATCATCATATTCATATGAATGTAAAACCTGTACTATTCAAAGAGTAAAAAGTAAGAAGAAGGTAGAGATAAAAAGATGGGAATATCCAGACTGGTAGTTCATGCACTGTTTCCCCGATGAAAAAGGGTATTTTAATAAATAATCTTAGAAAAAATTTCCTGAGATCGGAGAATACAAGATGCCTCTAAATTTAGCATCTCCTGGTATAGTAGTAAGAGAAGTTGATCTTACCATTGGTAGAGTAGACCCAACAAGTGGCTCTATTGGTGCGTTAGTCGCTCCATTTACGAAAGGACCTGTGGAGGAAGCACAACTCATTGAGAGTGAGGAAGATCTACTACAAACTTTTGGACAACCTTATTCAGTAGACAAGCACTATGAATATTGGATGGTTGCATCATCATACTTAGCATATGGTGGTGTGATGCAAGTTATTCGTGCTGATGATGACGGACTTAAAAACGCTGTTATCGGTGCTGGTATAAACACATCTTTTGCAGGTTTAAAGATAAAGAGTGGAACTCACTACAACCAACTAGGTTATGATGAGAATGTCATAACTGGTGTCGAATTCGTTGCAAAGACACCTGGTAGTTACGCAAACGGAATTAAAGTCGCAACAATAGACTCACAAGCAGACCAAATATTAAGAGGAATAGATTTCTCTAATACTGGTATTTCTACACTTGGTTTAGGTGTAGGAACAACAAATCCAAACGTTGCCTTCAATGACCCAAGTAATATAGTTGGTGCAGCAATTACACAAACTGCTGTTGGAAGAACAGTTGCAACAAGTGCTGGAACAAAAACTCTTGATGGTTATATTAAGGGTATTGTCACTGGTGTTAATACAACAAGTTCACCTTCAACACTTGAAGTTAAAGTTTTATCACACGTATCTGCTGCTGGAACTGTAACAGCAGTTGATTATACACAAGGTGGTATATACAACTTTACTTCTACTGGACTTATTGGTTTAACCACTGCTGGTCAAGCAATCACTGCCACTGGTGCTGGTGCAGCAACAACTACAGGTGGTCCAATCAATTATACTTCACAACAAGACTGGTTTGCACAGCAAAATATTGAACTCTCAGTTGGAACACTAGAGTGGGATCAATTAGCAGACAAACCTGGTACTTCTGCATACGCTGCTGCAAGAGGTGGTAGATTTGACGAAGTTCACGTTGTTGTAATTGATGATAAAGGAGAAATTACAGGAAATGCTGGAACAATTCTTGAAAAACATCTAAGTTTATCAAAAGGTAAAGATGCTGAGTATTCAGTAGGTTCAACAGCATACTGGAGAAAGTATCTTGCAACTAACTCTAAGTACATCTACGGAGGTAGTGGTGCTGGTTTTGCTGGTATTACAACTACATCTTTTGGAGATGAGGCAACAAATACATTAGATGCTGATACTGGTTGGGATCAAAATGTAGAGAACGTTACTTTTGCTGGTGTAGGTAATCAAACAGGTACACTTGGTGCTTTAATTGGTACATCTACAGTTAAACAAGGTAAAAACTATGGTGGTAAAACAGATTACACCACAACGGGTGCTCTAAACTCTGGTATTGATGATATTATCTCAGGATTAACATTATTTGAAAATACAGAGGATATTGAAGTTGACTTCATCCTAATGGGTGCAGCACATTACTCTAAAGAAGAATCTCAAGCAGTCGCTGAAAAAGCAATCGCTGTTGCAGAAGCAAGAAAAGATGCAGTAGCATTCATCTCACCTTATCGTCAGGCATTCTTGAACGATAGTTCAGTTGGATCTGTAACTGTAAACAACATAGACACAATGACAGATAACGTTGTTGGGTTCTATGCTCCAATCACATCAACCACATACGGTGTATTCGATAGTGGATATAAGTATATGTTTGATAGATTTAATAATACGTTCCGCTATGTACCTCTAAATGGTGACATTGCTGGAACATGTGCAAGAACTGACATTGAGCAGTTCCCTTGGTTCTCTCCTGCAGGTACTGCAAGAGGTTCCATACTTAACTCAGTAAAACTTATCTACAATCCAGGTAAGAAACAGAGAGATATTCTATATTCAAATAGAATTAACCCTGTTATCCTATCACCTGGTGCTGGTATTGTACTCTTCGGAGACAAAACAGGATTTGGTAAGTCTTCAGCGTTTGATCGTATCAACGTTCGTAGATTGTTTATCTTCCTTGAAGATGCAATCTCAGCAGCAGCGAAAGATCAACTCTTTGAGTTCAACGATGAACTTACAAGGACAAACTTTGTAAATATCATCGAACCATTCCTTAGAGATGTTCAAGCAAATCGAGGAATATTTGATTTTGTTGTTATCTGTGATGAAACTAACAACACTGCAGCAGTCATTGATGCAAATGAATTTGTTGCTGACATCTTCATCAAACCAGCGAGATCAATTAACTTTATTGGTCTTACCTTCGTTGCCACCAGAACTGGTGTTGCATTTGAAGAAGTAATCGGTTCCGTTTAATTAACAGAGGTTTAACCAACTATGGCTAGTAGAAATCAGGTCAATCCACCACCATTAAGGACGATTTCCGACTTTAAGAGTAAGTTGACAGGTGGCGGTGCCCGTGCTAATCTGTTTGA